GGTCTAGAGGGCGTTCGCCCTCTTCAAAAACTTCTTCGCCTTCGTCATCGTTTTCTTCGGCCATGTCTTCGTAGGCGTCGATAACTTCGTCGCTTTCCTCTGACTCGTCCATGTCGAATTCGGACTTGGCAAAAGTCACCGTGACGGTGGCCTCGTCCTCAACGACGGCAACGATGTGTCGTTCTTCTACCTTGTCCATAGTTCGTCCCTCACTTTCACGATCCAATTCTTCGCTTTTTCGATTAGCCCAGGATTTTCCGGCATCACCACCCCAGAGTGCCCACGCGATGCGTCCCGCACTCGGATAGCCTTCTTCGCCGGGCGAGAAACCTTGGGCTTCTTTATCAACTTCATGTCGTGCAAAGTAACTCACCATCCTTCGGACTGTTTCGGGCGAGAGATTCACCCGATTCTTTAGGTCTCGCGCCCGAGCAACACCTACTTCTGTGCCGCCGCGCCCGAATTCCTCTCGCCAAGCAAGTCCCCGCTCGGCTTCCTCTGCCATCGCTTCTGTCGGCTTTAGATCGACTGCCATTATTCGAGCCTCAAGAACGATTCTGCGCTCGTTGTCAATGTCAATGCAACTACACGAACCGTGCCGTCGCTGCCTTTGACTTTGATCGTTAGCGTGCTGTTATCGGTCAATTCAAAAACCATATCGCCATTGTCAGCAGGAGTTGCACTAGCGGCAGGTTGATAACTCACTGCGCCGATGTCGCCTCCGGTAATCGCAACAGCATTGGCGTTTTGCGTAGACATTGTGCCAAGGCCAGAAACCGCCGTATTAGCAATAGCGATATTGGTATTCGATGCGGCAGTCAGTCGCCCTTGCGCGTCCACCGTGAAGGTAGCCACGGCACTTGCTGAGCCATACGAACCTGCAGATACAGCCGTGTTAGCAAGGGCAATGGTTCCGGTTGATGTAATCGTGCCGCCGCTCAAACCCGTTCCGGCTGTGATGCTCGTAACCGTGCCGACGCCACCTGCCGCAATCCACTCCACATCTGTGCCGCCGACATTGACAGCGAGAACCTTTCCGGCGTTACTTGAATACGACGGGAGCAGGTTAGTTCTAGCGCCCGATGCGCTGCTCGCTCCTGTGCCGCCATCAGCCACGGCAAGGTCGGTGATACCTGTAACGCTGCCGCCCGAGATCGAGACATTGTTCGCGTTCTGGGTAGACATCGTGCCAAGGCCGCTCACGGCGGTATTGGCAATAGCGATGTTCGTATTGCTCGCAGCCGTTAAACGTCCTTGCGCGTCTACCGTGAAGGTCGGAACCTGCGAGGCAGAGCCATACGAGGTCGCCGTCACAGCCGTATTAGCGAGCGAGATTGTTCGGTTAGTCGAGAGGTCGCCACCACCAGAGAGACCAGTACCAGCCGAGATGGTCAGGCCAGTACCTACCGCGCCGAGATTCGTTCTAGCAGTAGCGGCATCGCTCGCGCCTGTGCCGCCGTCAGCCACAGCAAGATCAGTAATCCCAGAGACAGAGCCTCCGGTGATGCTGACCGAGTTTGCGTTCTGCGTGGACATCGTACCGAGTCCCGAGACTGCGGTATTAGCGATGCTAATGGCCGTATTGCTTGCGGCAGTTAGGCGACCTTGTGCGTCAACGGTATAAGTCGGAACCGCGCTTGCAGAGCCATATGACCCTGCGCTGACGGCAGTATTCGCAAGGCTGATCGTTCCTGTCGAGGTGATCGGTCCACCAGTTAAGCCAGTTCCGGTCGCTATGCTTGTGACCGTTCCGACCTGCGGAGCAGAAATCGTGATAGACCCTGCGCCGTTAGAAATTGAGATTCCGGCTCCGGCTGTGATGTTGGCGTTTTTCCAGAGATCAGTCGCAGCGTCATAAATGATCAACTGACCGTTTGCCGGAGAGTTGATCTGCACATCGTGAATTTCTTCTAGTTCGTATCCGTTCTGAATACGCACATAGATTTGACCGTTGCCGTTGTTGGCTCGCTCGACGACGCCAACATAAACCATGTGATTAGGGGCTTTGGGCTTTGTTGACGTAAGCGTTCCAGCAGTTGCGCCGAGATACAGAATATCGCCTTCGTTATAAGCGCCAGTGTTGAGCCCATCGAGTACGCCCTGACAGATGATGAAACCCGCCTGATTAGGGGCAATAGTTTCAGCAGCAAGGCCAAAGGTTGTCGCAGATGTTGGGTCTCCGATATTCGCGGCTAACTTAACGCTCGCACGATTTCCGGTTGCCTGATAAAGATAGACAGGCTGACCTTTGTTGATAGTTACAGAGTCTGCGCTTCTGACGTATGCGTGAATGGTCTGCCCAAGAACAGAGATTGCATTTCCGCCAGTCAAGCCGAGTTGCAAACTTCCATCTGTCGAATCCCATGTGACTCTGCCGACAGCATTGGCAGATGATGCTGTGGTATCAAAATCAATATAGTCAGGCGTAGCGATTCCGCCTGTAATACCTGACAACGAGGTGATGTCGTTGTTCGCGCCTTTCTTTGCACCGTCAGGCCATCCACCGCGAACGATGATTTCGTTGTTGGTTTCTTCAACAACGATTGTTTGCAGAGTTTCGTCAACGACTAGACGCTCGCTCATCGCGTGACCTCCGCATCGACCGTGAAGCAACCTTGAATGAGACGCGTCACCGTACCTGCACCAGAGACGATCTCTAGGTCATAGACGTATTCACCCGCAACCACCGCCGCTGTATCCGTAGCAGATACGAGCAGCGTGATCGTTCCGGCAGTACCGCCGAGGGTAATGCGGCTGTTTTCGGTAGTCAGCGAGAGAGCAGCCGTCGAGGAATCCGCTTCGTCACGCACTTGCATACGAGCCGTATAGCCCGTCAGGTTTACCGGATTTGCAGCGTCATCCTGCCAAGTGAAAATACGGCTGAAGGTCGCGCCCTGATCGCAAACGATGTCGTATTTAGCCGCCATTGCTGATCTCCGGTGCGATTGGGGAAGTGCCACCCGGCAGGGTCACGCCAAACTGCGCGATGATTTCTTCTTCGGCTTGTCGCTCGCGCATCACGTCCTCAATGTCGAGGCCTCGTTCAGCGAGGGCTTGCGTGCGAGTCATCAATCCGTTGTTGATAGCGACAATCTGCGCCTCGGCTTCGTTACGGGGATCAACCCACTGCCATCCTCGTGGAACCCACTGGGTAGCGGAAAACTTAAAGTATTTGTTCGCCGGAAGGTTGACCACGCCCGAATCAAGAGTTTGGCGCAGCCATCGCAGATAGACGGGCTGGCAGAAATGCTCGACCACCCACCCCTGCACCAAACGCCAGTGGTCGCGTTCTTCAAGCAAGCCCTGACGAATGGATGAATACGAGACAGCCTCTAGATCGTTCGCTAATGACGTATAAGACACGCCAAGGCCGGAGGCTATACCACGCAGCATCGCCTTCTCAAAGTCCCTAAAAGCCGTCGAGGGATGCTGTGGATCGTATGCTTTGAAATCTACTCCGGCAGGGAGTTGGGCAAACTGTCCCGGCTGCACGTCCATGCTCAAAGAGCCATCGGGATTGTTGCCGTCGCCCTGATACTCGTCGCCTGACTCGGAGACGAAAAAACCCATCTTCGAGGCAGAGACGCGAGCCGCTACGAGTTCGGCTTCTTCATAGCCGCCGAGCATTTTTAGGCGAGTCATAGCCGTAGCCGTCCACGGCGTTCCGCGAGTCTGCCCGATGCGATCCACTCGGAAGGCATGAATCATGCGGTCGGCAGTGATCCGAACCGTTTTCATGTCTGATGCGCCGACTTGGTAATCGTTCGGGTCTTTTACGCGCACATGGTAGGCAATAGCACGACCCGTTGAATCTACCTCGATGCCCATACGGATTTGATTGCCGTTGGCGAGCATCTCGTTCTTGTCTTGGTCGATATAGTCAGGGTCGATGAACTGGAGCCGAAAGCGGAAAGGGTTAGCGTTATCCTCAACAAAGAGAACAAAGGCTTCACCGTCTCGCGCAACGCTCTCGATGAACACTCGTTGAGCATCTACCCATGACAGTTTGCCGTCTACCGTGCAAACTCCAGGCTGTCCCCAAGCGGCAAATGCAGCCTCTAACTGTTGATTAGCAACCTGATCAAGAGCGCCGTTCGGTTCTCGCGCACGAACTTGCAGCGTGATTCCTTTCGGTCCAACAACGTTCGTCGATACGAGGTTCAAATACCGACGGGTATAATCGTTGTTCTGGCACAGATCACGCGAACGCGCTCGCATCGCTTTAAGCGCATAGCGAATATCGCTATCAGCGGATTTTGTCTGCGTCAGCCAGTCGGAAAAAAGCCGACCCGTATTCGCTGCCTCAAATGATCGCTTGCGAGAGGGCTTCGGCTGCTGTCGTTTGAAAATGTCAAATAGACTCATGCCGTGAACCTCACTCGAATGGTCGCATTAGTGCCGAGACCCTTTGCGATAGCCTCTGCTCTGCGTTCGCGCACGACCTCGCCCTTCAGCCGCTCACGCTCTACAAACAGATCGTTACGGTTCCAACGGGAAAGTGAACGACCTGCGATGGAGTATGACGCAGCAGCGATGTTGGTCGGGTCTTTTAGATACGCCTCGATATTATCAAGGGCGATCTGCGCGAACGATCTCGGGTCAGCCGATGACGTTGATCGGTTTGGCTCTACGTCGAAAACGCCTTGATCTACCTCGACGCGAGCCGAGTCTGACGTTCTCGTAATGTAGGCCACCCAGTGATACCGTCCGGCTTCGTAGTCGGCTGTGATGTTAGACGCCACAGAGACTGTGTATCCCGTCGATGTACCCGTCGCAGAGATAGCAATCTTCTCTCCGGTGATTTCCCGTCGAGCGATATACGAAAGGCTATAAGCGTCAGAGGGGTAGTCTGTAATGAGATCGGTGCGCGTCCATGCCCACAGATCACCCGCTTGCAACGAGTCAGGCTCGCGCTTCGGATAGTTAGCAGAGTCGAAAAGGTTAGCCATAGACTACCCCTGTTATTTTACTGTACTGGTTCTTTCGGTAACTGCATCTCGGCTTGCTCTTTGATTTTCTGAAAGAGCGGATACACGCCCTGTGCCGTCGGGCAGTTACCGAGGACAGCGAGAATCGCGTTGATCTCGTCGAGCGTCAGATCGAGTTTGATATTCACGCAGCCACCCACGGAAGTTGCGGCGAAACAATCGGCGGGTTCTTGGCGTTCTCAATCTGCTGCGCCACCGCCGCCTCTGTCGCGTCCTTGTCCACGCCATTCGCCCAGACCCAACCAAGGACTTGATCCTGCGTCAGGTCGGCATACGGCGTGAAAGCCTCGCCCTGCACCACGGCAAACGAGCAGGTGCTATAGACGCTGCCGCTGTAGTCGCCGTCTACGCCGTTGCAAGACCAATGCACGGTGACGACAAAATCCGCGCCTTCGGCAGTCTGCGGAACACAGTCAAGTTGGCCCACGAGCCATGTAATTTCAGTAGCCATTATTTGCTCTCCAGTTGTGCGACACGCGCACGCAACGATTGAATTTCTTTCACCAACATCGGGACAAGTTTGCTGTAGTCCACCGACCACATCTTCTCGTCATCTTCAGGTTTGCTAACGGCTTGCGGCGCAACTTCGTGCAACTCCTGCGCGATAAAACCATAGTCAACGTGGTTGCCCGTTTCTTTCCAATCAAACTGGCGAACTTGCAGCGCGTCCACTTTATTGCCAGCGTCAGCAGCGTCAGCAATGTTGTCTTTAAGGCGAGCATCTGAAGTGACGTTATAGGAGACTTGTCCTGCGCCACGGTTATACGAAATTGTGCCTCTTAAAACACCGCCATCTGTATAAAACTCTTCAAATAAATTGTCGCCAGAAGTTGCTGTGTTGTATGTGACATTTACTGGGTTAGCCGAGGTTGAGCAATTTGCCCACACCGCACCACCAGAACCGCCATCAATGGTGATGCGTTTGCTTTGATACGTCGTCGTCCCAACCAGCAAATCCCCCCCTGCCGTCAGCGTCATCGCGGGCGAAATGCCAAACGTCATGTACCCGTCATTGCGGATATATAACAAATCACTTGGCGTGGAGTTTCTTACCACCATAGCCACGGAGCCGCTGGTGGCTCCAGAGCCTTTCACATACAGCCTAGCGCCTGCGCTGTTCGCTGTATCGCCAACCAGCAAATCTCCCCCGCTCGTGATGCGTGCGCGTTCGGTGCTTGACGTAGAAAAGCAGATTGGGTATGCGCCGCTGTGAAACAGGTTTAGTGAATATGCAGTGGTTAAACCACCGGATGAACTGTCAAGTCCAACA